CGTTTTGATAATGTAATTTATATTCTTTGTTGCTCTTACTAATGAAATCCACGAAGGACTTGTATCCCTGATATCCCTTTAAGAAGATAATCGTTTCTGTAATCTCCGACAAAGGAATGTTATATTCTGATCGAGAATAAAGTCGGCTATACTCTAAATACTTCATATCCAAAGAAAAACCAAGACCACTCACTTGCGAAATAAGTGTCTGATTTTTGTGATTGAAATAATAGACATCGCCATATTCATTTTCTAGATAGAATTGTCTAATCATATCACGCTACCTCCTAATGCCTTATTGATGGAATCTACATCAAAGGTTGGTGATGTTGTATTTATCGTGATGTTGTTCGTGTTGCTCGTTGATGAACTAGAGTTTGAATTATTGACTGTGCTAGATCCTTTTAAGTTAAATGTATCAGAAAAGAAATCTCCGATACCACCAAAGAATCCACTCACTTTATCGGCTGCATTTGAAGCAAAATCACTGATACCATCTGTTACTTTGTTTGCAATATTTGAGATACCTTCTGTAACACTTGAAAACGTATCTTTTACTTTGCCACCAAAGTCACCTATTTTAGATGGTAAGTCTCCAATCCACTCGAATATTTTCTGGATAAACTCAACAATCTTCTGTACTACATTGAGCACTGGTTCAAGTACAGTTTTGAGCACATTGATTGCGGGAACTAATATTGCATTTAAAACTTCTCCAACAACGGTAATCAGTGGAGCAAGTGCTTCTAAAATACCAGCGAACATTTGGATCTGTGTGATGAGTGGCATAAGGATAACATCTAGAATTGGAACTAATAGATCAACTAACACAACAACCAAATCAATGATCACATCTAAGATTGGTTGCAATGCTGTCATCAAACTATCGACAATAGCTAATATTGGAGGAAGTAACTGCATGAATGTTTCCATAAGCCTTCCTAATAATGCTTTGAACTCTTCACTTTGGAACAAGGCTACTGCTAATATTGCAATGAGAGCACCAATACCTAAAGTAGCAGCATTGATTCCTACTCCAGCAAATATTCCAGATGTTCCTACAGCTTTAAGAGCCATCGATCCAGCATTTAAAAGAGGACCAACTTTACCTACAACAGATAACACTGGTCCTATTGCAGCTACGAGTCCAGTCAAAGTAGCAATAATTTTCTTTGTACCTGAATCCATATTATTCCATTTATCAATCCAGTCTTTCAATGTAGGAATTACATTGTCTCTGACTTTGATGATCAGTTCCTGGATAACTGGTAACAGTGTACTTGCTAGATCAATACCTAAACTTGATACAGCTTGTTTTGTGCGATCTAGTGCATCGGTAAACTCACCCGCTTGAGCTGCTTGTTCATTTGTAACAATACCCAACTCTCTAGCTTCGTTTTTTAAATCATTTATCGTTGATGCTTCTTGGGTTAGTACAGGGATAATATCAGCAGCTACTCTTTCACTTAATAAATCATTCGCAACACCTAATCTAATAGCCTCATCTTCCACACCACTTAATGCATCTCGAATTAGATTGAATGCTTCATCTGTATTTTTTCCTTCTAAATCGTCAAGTGACAAACCTATTAACGCTAAACTTTCAGCATACTTATCGCCATTACCTGTTGCAATGTCACCAAGAATACCATTTACCTTAACAAACGCACGTTCCATTCTTTCAGTTGATACACCTAAAATGGTCGCAGTATGATTCCACTCTTGAAAGGCTTCAGCAGATAACCCAATCTTCTCAGCTGTGTCTCCAATTTCATCAGCAGTATATGCAGCCTTCACCGAGAATGCTGTTAAAGCAGAAACGGCACCCAATATAGGTACCGTCACACTTTTCGTTAATGTCGAACCAAGTTTACCAATCTTCTCGAAATTAGCATTACTTAGTTGTTTAATCTTATCTGATGTTTTTTCCAACTGTCCATTCATCTTAGCTATTTCAGCTTCGGTGTATATGACGTTTCGTTTGAGCTTATTAAACTCTTCTTGACTCATATCACCGACTTGGACAGCTTTTTTCGCACGATCAAGTTCCTGATTTTGAGTTTCAAGTTTCTTCTTGGTTTGAACTAAAATGTCGTTTAGCTTTGACTGTTTTTGTTTCCATAGATCGAGATTACTACTATCGTATCGAAGGTTGGTATTAATCGCTCTTAAGTCTTTGTTTTGTTCCTTGAGTTCTTTTTTAATTCCGTTTAATTCATTTTCTAAATCTTTACCATCAAGGGTCAGTTTGATATTTAGTCCTTTGACTGTTTCTGCCATTAATATTCACCTCCTATAACAGGAATTTATCTATATCGTTTTGGGTAGCTCTTTTTGAAGAGTCTTTCCCTGTAATAACATTCATTTCAAGTTCTACAATCTCAAAATAGGTATTTATATCAAAGCTCTTTGTGTCTTCAATAGAGATTCCTAAATGAGCAAGATTGAATATGATGTTCGCTGTTATGTTTACTTCATCACTTCTTTGTGGGTGGTTTGGGTGTGGATCCTTTTTGAAACGTACCGAGCATTTCACCTATCGTATTCGTCAGATTTTCCAGTTCACTCTGATTGCTTAGTACAGAGAAATCCAATGACATCAAGAAGTCATTATAGGATTGTTTGCTGAAAGGTCTATGTAGTACATAAATAATTCGGAAGATGGTATCAATCACAGTCGATATATCATCTTCTTTTTTGATGTTCGTTTTTTCTAGTTTCTTGATATCACTAAATAACTCAGTTGAGAATACATTACGATAATCAATGATTGTAAATAGCGATGAGTGAAGTCGATAATCCTTGTCACCTAGTTTTAGTGTTTTTTCCATGTTAGATTATCTCCTTAAATAAATGTAGGTAATGCTGGTGCTGTGGTTAAGAATGCTGCATAGTTCGCATCTCCCACACCTGCGATTACTCTGAGAATAAGATTGTCTCCGGATTCGATTGGTCTAGCTGTAATGTTTAGCGTGATTGAATTTGCTTCAATAGAATCGGCTTTCGACTTACTAGCATCTCCTGAAGGAGTTGCAGTACATAAGAAATACCAAATTCGTCTCGCTTTGATATCACCTTGAATCTCATAACCTAAAGCAAATGTCTTTGTTTCGCCATTTACTACTTCTACAAGATTACCATTTGTATCTTCTAGAACACCAAAGATGTCTTTTTTGAACACATCATCAATCTCCGTAAATTTAAGCGTGACGTTAGATCCTGAATTGGATACTAATGTGGCAATCACTTTATCATCTGCATACACTTGTGTGCTACCACCGATAGCTTCAGTTGTGATTTCTTGAGCACCTTCTAAACGTTTTGGTGTAGCAAAAGTCCAACTTCCATCTTCTGCTTGAGTGGCTAATGCATAGTGTACATTTGTTAAACCAAATGTGACTTTATTACTCATTTAAAATACCTCCTGTTTGATTTCATATACTCTGTTGACTGAACTGTCTTCATTGACAAATTCAGATAATAATTCAAATTCATATCCCATAAAATAAAGGGATGCTTCTAGTTGTTCTTCTAGTCCTAAATTCTTCTTTTCTGTAATTAAACTGACTTGAAATGTAGCTACCTTTGCAACTGCTCTATCATCTGCATAGACAATTGATCGATTACTTAATTCTTGATAGATAATATAGTTTGGATCATCTTCTAATCCTACTCTGGTTCCATATGATACCTTACCTGGTAAAACAGAATTCAATGTATCATATAATGCTTCTAATTTTTCCTGCATTAATAATCACCTTTTTCGATAATTGATTTGATGTCTTCTAGCATCCTTGGTGTAAGCAAATCATAGGCTGGCCGCATGAAAGGTCTGGGTCCTACATATTTACCACTTCGATGTGTAAAGCCAAACTCAAGTAAGTGCGTCAGTTTTCCTTTCTCATTTGAAAATATAACTATAGTCTTGTTGACACCACTACCTATAGGTTCAGCAACAAACGAATCAGCGAATGGTTTCGTACCACCACTTCTAGGTGCATGGGTACTGATATATTTCACGATTTCTTGAGCCGTTTCATCGAGTCGTTTTTCAAGTTTACCAATAACGTCTTCAGCATAGTCTTCAACCATATTTGAAATGGCCACTCCAAGTTCATCAAGCGTAACCAATGATATCACTCTTTCTAATCTTAGATTTACTCAAGTAAAGTTCTATGAACTGTCCAATCTGATATGTTCGTTCAATCTTATAGATGTCTCCAGCAATATCAGCGTATTTGCTACCATCATACAAGAAACTTTGGATCTTTAATGCAATATCAATCCTGATGTCTGATCGCTTACTTTCATAGTATTCATTTGATGTAATACTGAAGTTGATGCCGATGACTTCTTTTGAGTGTTGAAGTTGATAAGTTGAAGAACCAATACTATTTTGAACCAAATCAATGGTTAGTAGTTTTAGTGATATATTTGGTGAATTAGGATACATTTTCTTCTGCTCCCTTAGTTAATGCAATCTGTCCTACCAACATATCAAATGTCTTCGGTAGTTCTTTTGCACTTCCATCATTCTTAAATCCAAAAAACGTCTTAACATAAATTATTATCACTGTACTAACCATTGGATTAGATTCATCATTTATGTAAGTCGGATCGATCCCACAACTCGTCAAGTATGCTTTACAACTACTAATATGAGTTGAAAGCTCATCGTCTGCATATGATTCTGTCAAGGGGATAAGTAATGCTTTTTTAACGATATCAAGTATAGCCATAAGATCAATCCTTTCTTACTTTGTTATCAAGCGTTAGCTATTAGGCTGCAGCTTTCTTTTTGATACGTAGGAATCCGTTGTATCCTACCACATTACCACCTGTGAATACAGATGCTTTGTAGCTAATGATTCCATCTTTGAATTTGTAATCTGTTGATTTACCGATTTCGACTGGTGAGAACACTGGTACTTCATAGTTTTTAAGTGCCCCATAAGCGATACCATATTCCCCAGCCACTGTGTTACTATCTGAGATTGCTTTACAGTTTGAATTGATGATATAAGGAATACCATCGATTGTTTTATTGACATAATCGATTGAATGGACTTTTCTTCCTTCTGGTGTTTTAAGTCCAGCAAATGCACGTAAGTCATTCTTATTCAAGATAAGAACTGCTCCACCTTCGACTTCTTCATCGCCACCATACGCAAAGACAATGTCATCAAGTGTAGAATCAGTGATTGCTTCAATTTCAAGTGGCGTAGTATCTGCAAGAGCTACTGCTGCATCACTAAAGATACCTGTGAATGTGTTAGTCGTTCCTGCACCACGCAAGATTTGTTCACTGATTTTCTTTTTCAATGAGATATTGATGTTACGTAATACTTCTGCTTGATAAGGAATAGCAGGTAGTTTTTCAAGTTCCTCTGTAATTTCTGTATAAGCAGTAATCTTCACTTTGGAAATTGTCAAATAACCAAATGCAGGTTCAGTTTCACTATAAGGTTGTCCTTCAAGTGTAGTTCCAGCAATACCGTTTGATTTCACAAATGATTTCTTATACGTTTCTCCACCGTTAAGGTTGATGACATTAACTCGATCAACAAGTGTCGATACTTGTGAAAATGGTACGGGTGCTAATCCTGAAGCAGTGTGATCTGGTAATAGGATCTCTTCACTTGATACTTGGATCACACGACTTTCACGTAGGCTAGCAGCACGTTGTTCTAATTTTTCTTTATCAACTTTAGTACGGTTATCGATAACAATTGGCTTGATTTCTGTTTTGCTAGCGATTGCCATTTTCTTATCAATGACACTTCGTTCTTCTTGAAGTTCAGTGGTTTCCGTTTCCAATGCTTCAAGTTTGGTAATATCTGTTTCATTATCGACAAGACCTCTGATTTCAGTCAGTCTTGACTCGATTTCTTTACGTCTTAATTCTAAGTTCATGATTGTTTTCTCCTTTTAGATTTGAGTTTTAATTTTGATGCGTTTTTTGATAATTCTTGATTGTTCTTCTTGCTCTGCTAACTCCATAGCCTTTAGTTCTAACTCCATAGATTCTAAAGAACGAGCGTATATACTAGTTGCATCATATGCCGGAGTATCCACAACCGACACATCATACAAACGTTCTATCTTTGTAATAGTTCTTTTTGGAATTCTACCTTCACGATTCCACACTTGATCATCGACCGTGAAAGCAAAACTCATCTTATCCAACAACCCACTTCTTACCATTTTGTAGATGTCTTGATTGGTGTTTGTGTCTAGTAACTCAGCATGTACTTTTAAACCGATACTATCCACAGTAAGTGATAGGGACTGATTCTTGGTTCTAGCGATAATTAAAAAGGAGTCCATATGATTGTATTTCATAGGAACATCCTTCATTTTGGTTTCTGATAGAGCTCTTGAATCGATTTCTTCTAAGAAACCATATTCCTCATCACCAATAAGTGTTTCATTGTTAAAGACTAATGCATAGCCTTCTAATATCATTTTGTCATCTTCTTCATGAAGCGTGACATCTGCGAGTCTAGTTTCCTTTATCATCTTTACGAGTCTCTACTTTCTTAGATTTTGGCTTTAATTGTTTTTCTGGTTTTTGATATTCATATTCAAGCTCTGAGTCTTTATAGAAAAGTGACTCGAGTTTTTCCTTTTTACAATAATCATCGATGATGATTGTCTTTTTCTTTTGTGTATCTAAGATGACCTTGAGTGCATCTTCTGATATCTTTCCATTAACTGTTATTTTCATCTTTAGGTTCCTCCGTTCCTACTTGATATTGATTCGCTTTATCTGCATCAACAAAGTTTAATGATTGAAGTCGTTTGTTTCCACCTTCGATAGGTTCTAATCCGAGAAGTGCTCTTGATTCGTTTAGTGACATGATTCCAAGACTCATGAGTTTCTCAATCGCTGTAACTTTTGTATTCCATGAAGCATATTGTAATCTTTCGCTATAGAAGATGATTTCTTCTCCACGTTCTAACTGATTATCCGTCAATAATCCTAAAGAAAAAGCCTCGCTAAGTTGAATAGCTAAAGGCTCTATCGTTGACTCATAGAATGAGTTATATTCGTCTTCAGTGTACTTGTTTGTAAAGATTGGAACTGATACTCCAAAATAATCAAGTATCTTCGCTTGTAAGAATTCAAGTGTATCCTTATCAATCAGTTTCGGATCAACTGAGAGTGGAATATATTCACTCTTTAAATCAATAGGGATAATTGAACTTCCTTTTAAACTCACCGATTCTGAAAGGGCAGCATCAAATAATTCTCGTTGCTTCTTCTTATCTGTTTCTGATAACATTCCATTCATCTTCAAGATACCCTTTATCTGCATGGACGACTTCACAGCATTATCGATCCCTTGAAGTAAACTATCATTTATGGATATCGTCTTAAGTATTGCTTCATGATCACCAATGGATCCTGTTCCACCAAAGATATCATTCTGTCCGAAATGACGTCTTAAATGAATGACGTTATCATATGGTAAAATATATGATTCTCCATTATCAAATAAGAACTTGATAAAATAAGTATCCGAACTATCGACTATCATTTCCACTGTGATTGGTCGTAATGGATATATGCCTTTGAGTTCACCTGTGTCCTTATCAAACTTAGGATAAACAAATGCGTTATCATTCAACAAGAGTAATGTGATCGTCTTGTATATGAAATCATATGGTGTCATTATCTCATTTGGTTTATACTTCAAAAGAAAAGACAGTCTACCTTGTTTCTCGGTTACTGTCTTATCGTTTTCAGTTTTGATAAATCTTGGTTTGAGTTTCGCACATTGGCTGGCAACTCGATCAATACATATTTTAACTACATCACTCTTTGAAATGTTTGTACCAAATGGTGTGTAAAATGTATTTAAATTACTGATTAACTGGAGTGCATCAAATGATCCAGTCTTTTTTCTTCTATTAAATAAGGCCATGTGCACCTCCTATATCATATTCTCGTAATCTGTCTTGAATCTATTTAATACAACATAAGCAATGATTAATGCAACTGTTCCATCAATTCGTTTGTACTTAGAGTTTAGTTTTGATGGTTGGATGTTTCCATTTAAATCAACCTTTGCTTGTGTGTTAGCAAGACACCATTTCAAGATAGGGTTATTGTTATAGTTCACAACATTGTTTTTTAGATCGGCTTCAAGGATCTTCATTGGTTCTGATAAAGAATAGATACCTTGTCTTACTTTCTCCATATTAAAACCTAAGTCTTCCATTTCTTTTATCCAGTACTGTGAGTTCCAGGGGTCATACCCTACCCATAGTGGTCGGATTCCATAAGTTTGTATCATCTTCATAAACCACTGAGTTACTAAACTAAAGTCGTTTTGGTGTCCATCAGTGAGTGTCACAAAACCTTTCTTAATCCAAATGTCATATGGAACGTTATCTTCTTTGATTCTCTTTTCCACTACTTCACTTGGCATAAAGAAATGCGGTATGACATACTTCTTATTGCTATCTCGTTTTTGAATAACTAGAACTGCAGCTGTTAAGTCTGTTGTTGATGATAAATCCACTCCACCAACTGCGTAAGAGTCTCTTAGATCATCCAAAGAATATTTATCTTCGTTGTTTAAATCATCAAACGATAACCAGGAACCTGAGTCTGCTTGTTTGATGTTGAAGTCCTTACAAAGCATCGTCACTCTTGTAGATAGGTCGTGCTTTGATTTGTTCATAACATCTTCTAAGTAATTATTGAGTTTTACGACTCCAATACTAGGATTCGACTTTTGCCATGTGGTTGGATCTTCGTAAATCTCCTTAGTTGAGTCTTGTGTGTAGAGCCAGGGAAGTACTCTGTTATCTTGTATTTCACCTTTTAACATTTTTCTGGCATAGTCTAATTTGCTATCTAAAAAACCACCAATGGTTGTCCCTTCAGTGGTTATGATAAATATAAGTGGTTCTTTCTTTGTTGATTGTGATTGTTTGATTGCATCATAGACTTTTGAGTCCGTCATTTCATGGACTTCATCAATACAACCAACTTCGATATTGTATCCATCTTTGTTTCTTGATTGAGCAGATAACTTCTTGATCTTGTTCTTGGTCTTTGGAGAATAGATGTGATAGATGTTTTTCTTGCTTCTAGTTTCTTTTGATAAAGCTGGAGATTGCTCACGCATGTTGTTGATTTCTTCAAACAGGATATTCGCTTGTTCTGTTGTATTAGAAGCACATACGATATCCACTCCACCTCGTGATAGGAAAAATTCAGCTAAGTCAATGCCTGCAACAAATGTCGTCTTACCATTCTTACGAGCAATCAATAATATAACTTCATTGAATCTACGTAATCCAGAATCAGCCATCTTAAATCCATATGCAGTTTGCAGGATTGCTTTCTCCCAAAGTTCAAGAATAAATGACATACCGTTGAATGGAGACTTTGTATGTTTACAAAAAGTTTCAATAAAATCAATTCTAAGTTGTCCTGGTTTCTCATCGAAAATGTACAATGGATTTTCTAGATCTTCCATCAGTTGATCTATTTCGGTTTTTAGTTCCTCACCTACGATGATGTTTCCATTTTCAATTTCATTGTAATACTCGATCAAATAATTCATTCGCTTGCTCTCTTAAGAAATTCATCAAATGCATCATCTCCATCATCTACTTGTGTTCCAAGAATACTAT